CCCTATATTAAATCCTGTTATTGTAGTCTTATCGCTTACTACGTTATCATTACCCATTGAGATAGCAAACTTAAAACATTTAGTTATTGTTTCTTGATCACTTACTTTAGGTACTATTAACATATGTCCTTCCGTTACTGGAAAGCCGTCGTTGAAGACTACAAATTCCTTTGTATTTATTTCCACATCTGTCCAAGGTGCTCGTCCTGACTCCTGTGCCTTTTCTAAGGTATCAATATTCACCTACGTTCTCCCAAGGGTAAACTAACCAAACATCTTGTTCTGCTTTGTTTACTTCGTGTACGCTGTAGTCTACAGTACCATTAAAGTCACTTGATAAGTTATCTGTAATAGTAGCAAAGCGAACATTGTTGTGCCATACTGTTTTCCAAGTTTCTTCGTTAGGTAGACAACCTGCTTGCCAGTCTTGTTTAATCCAGTCAAATGTAGCACCAGTGTCGTTAATGTCATCTACAATTAAAATATTTTTACGTTTGCCGATATCCCAACGACTTTTGGTATTAACACGTTCTTCTTCATCTACATATCCAAATGCATCAGTTGCCATCCAACAGTTACTTTCACTTTCGCCTGTAGCATCACGTAAACTTACTTTTAATGCTTCGCCACGTACACCTAACATGTTGCTTAGTATAGTAGCAGGAACGTTTCCGCCTCTGGTAATACCTACAATATAGTCAGGACGCCATTTGTCCTTGTACATCTGTAGTGTAATATTTAAACAAGCATTTTCTACATCTTGCCAATTATAATAGTGTTTCTTAATCATCTAGTCCTCTTATCCAACTAATATTTTCAAAAGTCCGCTTGCTAGTATCATAAACAAAGCGGCGTTTAACATAATCAATGCTCTGTCATTCCAAAGCAATCCAACCCATAGCCAACCTGCTGTTCCTACAGTACTGAAGGCTAAATCATATATTGCAAGATCTCCGCCAGCGGCTCTACATGCAACTGCTATTAATACAAAGAAACTACTGATCCATTTAATATACCAACTAAGATCAAACTTAGGTGTTTGCTTTGGAACAAGATTTTTTGCATCTACAATTTCTTGTACTTGTTCTTCAACAACATCTTTAATTGTATTTTTAACTGTCATACAGTGTGCCTTTGATCCTTCTTAAAATAGAGTCTTTAAGTCTTGCTTGTTTAAATCGTTTGTATCTTTTTGCTAACGGTACCCAACTTTCCCATGATGCTCCTGATGCAAGTGTAAGAGCAATGTCGTACAGTTCAGGAGTTAGATCAAATCTTTGTAATTGTATAGGTTTGTTAGTATTAAAACTTACATATGCTAGTGCTTCATCTTCTTCAACTGTAAAGTTTTTAGCACCAGGATAGAAGTTGTATTCTAAATTAATGGGTCTAAACCAGTCACTTATGTTGAACCTTCCTGGCACAATACTACCTGACAATGTGTGCGGTGCGTTGTCCATATAAGGAGATGTTAGTGTTATGTCTACATTATCATCTTCTGCAAAGAATATCCACTGTAAGTTATATTTTAATGTTTGATGATCTTTAAGACAACTATCTCTTGTTTGATAAACAGGTATAACAGACTCTACTTTTGCAAAACTATTATTTTGCACAATAGGTACGTTTGTTCGCATAGGGTTAGTTAGTACTACAGTACTTTTTGCAAAGTCACTAAATGCAGGACAATAAAAGAAATCACTTTGCTTGTCTTGTATTTTTATATGTTGCTCACTTTTACGTTCCCATAAGGTTTGTGGCTCTGGATATATTACACTCCAGTCACGATCCTCTGCTTGTGCAATAGGAGCATAGTATATTTTTGACTTACTCATTTAGGTACCTTTTATGACTAACCCAATTACCTTTTACTTTGAATCCCCAGCTTTGTACTTTTTTACCCATAAAGAATAAACTCCAACATGGGATTTCATTACCGTCTTTGTCTTTTGATAATTCTAACCAATGTAAGTCAGTTGCTTTACGATGACGAAAATGTCCAGGGCCTCTCCAAAACTTTCCTTCAGGAGTGTGTTCGTAGTACCCGCCTTTTAAAATTAGTGTACCATATGACCAAGGATGATCATGTAGTGTTGCTTCATCGCTTTTTAAAACTTTGTGTAAAGTAATATTAAACGGAAAGTTCTTTCTGTCCTTTAGGAACAAGTAATAACGTATAAGATAAGGTTTATTTGTATTCCTATCTTTAATTACACGTTTACGATCTTTTAAAAAATTAAACATTATGCTGAATCTTTCAATGTTTCAAAGGTTTCAATTTTTGCCAGTTCACGTTCATATGCTTCTGCGGCACGTTTTAGGCCTGCATACTTTTCTTCTTTATCGAGGTCCCTGCTTACAACTCCTAGTACACGTTGTATATCTTTAATAGACTGCACAACATCTACACCACCTACTGTTAACTCACCTTCGATCTCAACATTACCATTGCCAGCGCCATTAGACGAGTATATTGATGCAGGAGACGAGTATATTGATGTAGGACTAGTAGTAAAACTATCATCCCACGAACTTGTGTCTATATCTATAGTAACTGTATCGTCGGAAGTATAATTTGAATCAAGTGTTAGTGTAAATGTTCCGTCATCATTCATTTGCAATCGCCTTGTAAAGTTCTGTACCACTAAAGAAGTCTTTGTTTAATTTAGTAACTTGCTTGTTTATACTTGGAAGAAAGTCTTCATAGTTTTCCATGTATTCTACAATTTGTGCAACAACTTTGTCTTTGTTATGTAAGTATGCATCATAGTCTTCAGTCCATTTACTGTCGTACTTAAATTCAGGTAATGCCATTTCACTATAACTAAGTCTATCAGGCATCATTGGAATAGCATCAACTAGTGCGCCTTCGTACCAACTAATACCTAGTGTCTCTTGCAAGTTAGCACTAAACACCATTTTTGCTTCGCCTAACATGTTGTGATATTCGTTCTTTGTTAAGTCACGTTCTTGACATACTACAAATTCATATTGCGGCAAACGTTCTGCAAGATCTCTAAAGATATCAACCTGCTTCTCTGGTGCTACTCTATGTGGAAATAATATAAGATCTCGCTTTTCCATACCTTTGTAACTGCTTAAACTGTTCTTTAGATACTCCATAGGCCAACCTACACGATGTATTTTGTTCCAGTCTAATGCATAGTTTTCATCAAATACATCTGTAAACATGTCAATATGAAAGTCAGTTGCAAAGAAGTTATCATCATAACATTCCATCATTGACATTTCAGCATGTCTAACCCAAGGTTTATCACCTATAAGTCTACCTAAGAAGTCTTGTGGATCATATGATCCAGCATGCCACAAGCCGCCGACAGCAATGTCAACGCCTAGTAGTTCTGCCATATAACGTAGTTGTATAACAGTAGGGTTCCAAGCATCAGTGTATAAAAAGTAGTCACCGTCTTTAACAGCACCGGCACAAAACAATTCACCTATGTGTTCTAGTTGTTTACTTTTATAAACATTAGTACCACCAAAGTTTAGAAAAGCCCCAGGTGTAGTTGCCTGAGGAGTTTCGCCGCCACTAATAACTTTCACATTTTCATTTGTAGCTCGTTGCAGTTGCTTAGGAAGATACTCTTTCCATTGCTTAGTATAACGTGTGTCTACTGCTTCGATGTCTACAATGTAAATAGTCATTTAGTTTCTCCGTGGTTGAAAGTTCCGTCCACCGTTACGTGCCTTTGCACGAATATAGTTTTGCCATTTTCCATAAGCAATCCAAGTAGGGTGATCCTTTTTGTAAAGTGCTTTTTCATCGAACACTTTACCTTCAAAGCGACAGTAGTCGCGTAGTTTGTCCAAGTCGTTGAATACCTTCGTATACGCTTCACGATTGAATTTAGTAGACATTTTAAGTTTCTCTCTCTTGTCATTATCTAGGGTAGTAAATTGAACAGCCGTTTTCGTTGTCTTCTGCAACACTAATCTCTACAAACCGGCCGGGGTATTTGTTAGAGATCATTTCGTATAGTTCGTCAGCGATCATCTCGCACGATCTATGATTTAGAACAAGCACTTCACCGTCGGACGCACCTTGTCCATTATAAAGTCTTTCAAGCCATCTTTTGAATTGTATGAATTCGATGTCTCTATCGTTGTGGAACACTTCAATGCGCACCCGGAAATGAAAGATATGACGATGAGGAATACCAAGGAACGACACATCGTCCCAATCACCTGTTGCCAATTTTGGATCACTATCTGCTCCTGGATACATGTGTACACCTTCTTTATTAAAGGTTACCCATATACTTCTCTGTGCATTATTTAGTGCGTTTTCTGTTGCCATTTTTGCATCTTCCTCTCTCATTCTACGTCCCATATAGTTATGATATGATTCACGTTGTTCCATATTATTAGTATACTTTCATTTAATAACTTTGTCAAGGCCATATTTAGACCAATCGGTAAATTTTTCTCTATCCATTAAGTCATGTAGACTATGACACCAAACACCTGGGTTACTTGCTTTAAAGTCTTTGTCGTCAATCTTAACCATAGTATTATAGTTCCATTGCTTAACATATGGCACTACAACACGTATTTGCGGAATAAAGTTATCATACTCTACTAAGCCGCCGTCTAAGAACCATTCTAAGTTAATAGTACTTGGAATGTCTAAACTACACAAGTAGCCTTCTTTTACAAATTCTAAAATGTATTTGTCCCATGCTACAAAGTCGTCTGCTGTTCTTGGACTATATGAATGATTTGCACCAAAGAATATGTGCTTACATTCTAACTTGTTATAGTATTCCATTATAGTTTCAATGTCTTGAATACCATCTACAAACAATGTTTGCATACCAAATGCAGGAGTCTTCTCAACTTCTACACCTGTAAACATAGTAGGAGTACTACTTATACCGCTTTCGTAATCTCTTTTCATTCTAAACCTAGCTGTATTAATCTTGCATTAATTCTATGTATTTCGTCTTTTAAATAAAGTTTCATAGTTTTCATTTTACGAACTTCATCTGTAACTGTCATATTATTATACTTTACTTCTAGCTCAGTGTCAAGCTCTTTATGCTTTCTTTCTAGCTCAATTAAGTGGCTTTTCAGTTTATCTTCTTCCAATTCATAGTTGCTCATCCTCGAGATCCTCTAACTTAGTTTCATCTAAAATTTCTTCATCTTCAACAACTGATTCTTCTACATCAAACAGTGCGTTAAAGTGTGTACTAGCGTTCATGGTCTTTTTACCAATTGCACCTCTAGTACCTGGAATAGTCATCCAAAACTTTGAGTACTCGTCAATTTTTGCAAGTGCTTGTTCTTTATTATCGATAGCAAATATTTCATTTATTACATCTCTAAAGAATACTCTATCAAATGTTTCTTGCACAAGCATTTTTGGAATAATTCCGTTGTCGTATTGTCTGTTTGCTTCTTGTACAGCATTAACATGACTCCATACGTTATGACCCATTTGAATAGCATAACTAAAACTATCCCATGATGTCTTTCCTTCTTTACCTATCTTGTTTAAATCTCCTGGAGCATATGTACAAACGTCTGATACTTTGAGTCCGTCTGTAAGCGGCGAGTCTTCAAAGTTTTTAAATACCCCATCTGATATAACAGTGTCTCTAAATCCACGGTTGTCTGTAGCATATTTTTTATTGTCAACACTCGGCACCATACGATACGTCCACTTGCTTCTGTCTTCAGTTTCATTCTGAATGTAGATTTGTCCATTCGCGGTTGCGAGGAAAGGACTAGCACAGTCAAAGGTAATAGTAAAGTTCTCATTATAGTTCTTTCTTACTGCTCGTTGTATGTCTGTTAGTAGCGTAGCCCATTCTAGTTTAGATGTGCCTAAGAAGTGCATTACATCATGTATGCCTGTTTGTAACAGGTTATCGTAATGCAATGTAACTATGCGTTTAAGAACCAAATGCACATCGCACATGTTCTGTCCACCCATTGACCATCCGTTAAAATGATTGTCAGGATACTTAACTGGGTCACAGTAGTCTTTCATCTGCTCGTACCAGTCATCTGCGTCTGTATGATTCTCACCTTGTAAAACATTAAGGAACTTACAAGCACCTGTTCTATGTTTCATCCAGTAGTCGTTGTTAATACGTGTTGCTTTTACAGCCTCATCGTATGTACTAATGCCTGTTGCTTTTGCACCTTCTGGTGAACGTGCTACCCAGGCTGGAATATCAAGTATCATTCCATAGTCCATGTAAGCGTCCATCCAACGCAATACACCGTCTCTTTTCTTTTGTGCTTTAGGACAATTAGGATCTTTCCAATCGCCTTCCCAAACACCTTTACCAATTTGGAAACCACCTGAGTCTCCTAATATCCAAGTATTGTCTCTATCTCTATTACGCACCATATCTTCTTTAGGTGCGTGTTTGTTAACATCAAGTTCAGCATGTCCTGCTGAGTACAGTGTCCATTTGTATTGGAACTGTCCTTCTTGCTTATTAAGATAGTTTAGACTTTCTACACCGTGTGTAAAGTTGCTAGGTATACGTGACTTATCAACATACTCGTCATACCGTTGCTTACCTACGTAAGTAGCATAAAAGCCACTTAGTGCAGGTAAAAAACGTGCATAATCTTTCTGTTCTGCGGTTAAGTCCTTACGCATATTCTACTTGCTCTGTGCTGGTAGTATGTAGTCATATTTTACCATGCCACTGTCTACTGTAATCTTCATTGCACCTTGATCTGAAATGCTCATTGTAGCATCGCCGTCTAAGTTAAGTACTGCTTGTACTTGTGCTACAGGCCAACTCCATGTGTGTTGTAGTGTACCTTCAATACCATGTTGGAATACAAACTCACCTGCGTGTGTACTTGCATCACCAAAGCTGAATACTAAGTTACCTTCTGTAGCCTTTACATTAAATACTGGCTCTTCGCTATGTGCCGCACTCATAAGTTTCATACGTGCAATACTAGCAACACTTGGTTGTACAGTTACGTCCCATGTTGCACCTTTAAACTTAACAGTCTTTAGTTTTTCTTCAATGATTGCTTTATTCATAAAGCGATAATCATTTTCAAAGTCACCTGTTGTGTTTTCAAAGTGAATATGTGTTGGAACAACTTCACCGTTGCGCTCTGCACTAACTACATCAATTTTAGCATCTTTCTGATATTCAGGATTCTTTAAGTGTAGTGCTAACTTGTCTAAGTTAGGCATACCAAATGTACCTGTAAACTCTGCTACTGTTGTATGTGCTTCTGCTGTTAAAATAACACTACGGTCTTCTGCCATTGCGTCAATTGTTGTGCCTTCATCATTGGAAACTTTTACCAATGTTAAAAAGCCTAATGCGTGTGTATGTGCTACCACGTCTTGTAAGATGTCTTTCATGCCTATTTACTCCTTAGTTATATTATATTGTACTGTATAACACATTGTTTGTCAAGTGTTTTCTATACTTTATTTAGGTTTTTTAATTTATCTTGCGTGTCTTTCCAGGACTTAACATGGTAAGTTTGTCCACGCTTGATAGCTCTTGCTAAAGGTTCATCATTTCCTCCAGCATCCATTCTGTCTCCAAAGAAATGAATGAAATTGTTTTCGTCAAAATCTTTTAAGATTTGACTTTTGTCTGCTCCAATAGGTGCGATATCAATGCCAGTGTCTCCACCCGGCCTTGCTTCTAAGTAATCAAACTCTCTATTGAATAGTTCTGCAATATATGTACGTTCGTTGTGTAACTTATCGTACTTTACATATTGCTCTCTTTGTTCTTGTGTTGCGTTACGACCTACAATACTAAAGTTAACCATGCCTGTTCGTTCTTCTATATGATTGCCTGTGCGTATTTTAAATGCGCTTTCTTCTAGTTTCTCTTCTAACCATGTTTTTGCAGAGTGTGGAATTTTCCAATCATTTTGGTCTATGTTTTTTGAACCTTTCCAAACATCACTACCGGAGCAGTTATATACACGTTTGCAAAGACTGTATATTTCCTCTCCTACTTGTTCTATTGTTTTTTTCCTATCACTACCTGTTACAAGATATACATCATTCTCAGCACAGAAGGTACTAAAGAATACAGCAAAGTCTCCATCCATTTGTTGTCTGCTAGGGGTTAGTGTTCCGTCGACGTCGAATATAAATTTATGTTGTTTCACGTTGTGTAACTCTCTTTCTAAGATCACTCGAACTAAATCTATGATCTCGTTTGTTAAAGTATATGTCTATGTCTCTTTTACGACAGATATCTCTGCCAGTAAAATCTTTATCCCTATATTCTTCGCCAAGTACACGAACATTTATTGTGTACATGCTTAGTATGTCTTCTAGGTCTTGCTCCGTTCCATACGGAATAATTTCGTCTACGTAACCAACTGCTTTAAGTTGTGTGTAACGTTCTATAATTGTTTGTACAGGAGGATTCTTTTCCTCTCTATCTACACTTGGATCAACTTGCAATCCTACTAGTAAATAGTCACACTGGTCCTTTGCTTCACGTAACATTTGTACATGTCCTGCATGTAATAAGTCAAATGTACTACAAGTAAATCCTACCTTCATTAGTGATTCCTCCCACCGTCAAATATACACACAAAGTATAAACCGTAATCAGTTGTGTTGTGTACTTTATGAAATACGTTATCCTGTATTAGTACAGTATCGCCTTCCTGCACATCAAATATTTTGTGATCTAATTCCATTTGTCCTTTGCCACTAATAAAAATATAAACTTCTTCTTGTCCTTTATGTCGATGTCCTGTTGTACTTTTGTTTGCTGATAACATTGTACTACTAACAACTAAATTTTTTAATTCTGTATTATCCTTTACAGTATAAGTTGAATTATTCTTAACTATGTCTCCGCCAATATCCCAAGAACTATATTTCATTAGTACCTCCTATGAAACAAATGCTTTTTCTTGTACAAAGGTTCCAGCAGTTTTACGACTACCTTCTTCCCATTTCCAATCTTCTAACATTAATTTAACATCATTATTAAACTCATTACTTCCACAAATCATTACTTTATTATTACTAGGATCTAAGTCTGGTATTAACATACCTGCACTTAACATTTTAGTAATACGTTTATTCATAAACGGCCATTCAGGGTCTTGTGTAACTATTGGAGTATACACAATATCTTGCTCCTGTAAGAAACTGTTATATGCTGTTAGCTCTGCTTGTTCTCTAACACTCCATACTACATGTATACGTTCAAAGTGATCGTACGTTGTAGGGTCTCTTAGAAGCGATATAAACGGTGCTATGCCTGTTCCTGTGGCTAGTAGATATAAGTTACCACCGAGTTCTAAATTAGCAAGTGTAAGCGTTCCTGTAGGCTTAGTACCTACATCTATCTCGTCGCCTACTTTAATATTTTGTAGTCGACTTGTTAACGGACCGTTTGGAACTTTAATTGAGTAGAACTCTAAGTATTCATCATATGGGCCACTAGTAATACTATACGCTCGCATAATATCGTTATCGCCCATCCCAATCATTGTAAATTCACCTGCGGTAAATCTAAATGTACGAGGTCGTTCAGTTTTAATTCTAAATAACCTGTCTGTATAATGTTCTACTTCTGTTACTCTTAAGTTCATGTTACTCCTCGTAATAGTTTTCTGCTAAGTTTCTTAGCATTGCAATTAATTCTTCAATAGTATTTAGGTCCTGAGCGTTCTCAGTATCTATTTCTGCTTCGAATTTAATTTTCATTTTAGTCTCCAAAATCAAACAAACTACTAAACGTGTTGTGTCGCTTAGTATCTTCTAATGGATAGTTAAGCACACCAATCAAGTTGTCTAGTTTGTTATCAATAATAGTCTCCGCCATTGCAGTGTCGTCAAATGGTAAATCTTTAAACCATTCTGGTATACGTAACTCGTCTGTTGGGTACGCAACACTTGTATAGCCTAGCGGATTTTGTTTTAGTTTACAAACAATAACTTTCATACCGTCAACAATCTCTTGCGAGTATTTGTCTCCGTTCATACGCTTTAGCGTATTCCAGTTAATGCTTGCTCGTACATGCCCAGGCATGTTTGCTTTACCTTGCTTCTGCTCTAGTCTTTGATAGTGACCTACTTTGTTTGCACGTTTCGGACTACCTTTTTCCCAACCTGGACGTTCACTAAACTCCTGACGGAATTGTGTAATACGTTCAAGTACATCTGCTTGTGGAATATCAGTAAGTACCATAAGTAGTATCTCACTTAAAAACTGTTGCATGAACACAGGTGTATCTGACCTACGCAAGTCTAAGCCCATTGCTTTTACTTTGCCCGGCTTGCCATCTGTGTCTGTTCTAAAGCCTTCGTTGTCTACAACTAGTGCCGCATAACGTTTCTTAGTAATGTATAAGCCTGACTGTGCTACAATTTCACGTCCTGCCGCAATAACATCGCTACGTGACTTTGGACAATGAAATGCTTTTAACATAAACTCTGGAAAGGTTGTGTTTGCTTGTTCACAAACTTGATCCATAAGTGTAATACACTTATCAATGTTCCATTCAAGTTTACCACTGTTAACGTCATCTTTAAGTATTGGCCAAGCACTAAAGTAACAAGAGTCAGTATCACCATATATCATTGCTTCGCCTACATGATCATATGTACCTGTAATAACATTGTTTACTTCTGCTGACATATGCTTAACAATAGTACGTCCTGTTAGTGTTGTACTCTGTCCAATACGTTTATCAAAGAATCTACAGCCGGGGTTAAGAATAGCACCATACAAACTGTTCAAGTTAATTTTCTTAACCAACTGTCGCTTATCCCAGTATTCAATTTCAATAGGGTTGTTTGCTTCTTTTGCTTTTATAAGTTGTGCCTGCATGTCCTTACGTTCAGCATACCAACGCTTTAGTAGTCCAGGAATAACACCTTCAAACTCTGTTGTAAAGATTGTACCATTCGAACTAAGCATCCACGGCATATGGTTGTCGTATATAAGACTATACAATTCTGCACCTGATAATACATCACTGCGACCGTCTTCCCAATCAACAGTTAGCGGAATATCTTTGCGTTGTTCTACTACTGCTTCGTATTCTTCTGTACTAAAGCGTCCTTCCCAACTACCTGCAAAAGACTTTTTCTTAAGAGTTGTATCTTCGTGTACACGTTGTTCTGATATCTCAGGACGTATTTGTCCTACAATAGTTTCTTGACCCATATTCAATGCACGAATAACACTCGGATACAGTGAATTCAAATCCATTGACGCTACCCATTTGTGCAAACCCTTTTTAGGAAATGCTACGTATGCGCCAGCGGCTTGTGTGTTCTCTGTGTCGTCACGTTTAGGTCTGTTAGGAACTTGTAAGCCTCTGTGATGTGCTTCGTTAACAATCGCTTGTTCTGTAACAGCAACAGCACCCATAGTGGTCTGTAACAAGACTGTGTTCTCGTGTGCAACAGTATTTGAAAGATCAATAAATCTTAGTTTTTTGTCCAACTTGTCCAGTAGTGCGGTATCTTGTATGTTGTATTCGATGAACTTTCTAAAGTCATTGTTGTACAACTGGTCCAAAGTGCCTTCATAAGGGACTTTGTTTTCACCAACTTCGATTTCGCCAATGGCATCAAGTCTATATGTATGTCTTTCTTCATATGTGTATTTACGATATAAATTCAAACTATCTAAATGCACTCTGCCTACTAGGTCAAAGGTCTGCGCTATTTTCCCATACTTTTCAAACTCACGTTTCTTAGGCAACTGCCCCCATAAACAAAAACGTCTTGTGTCGTCTTTGCTTAATACACGACTAGTTCTGTTTACAGTATACGGAATATCATAACCTTCACTGTTCCAACCTGACAAAATATCAGCGTCTTCAATTAGTGTTAAGAACGTGTCAATCATGTCACCTTCTTTTTCAAACAACATTACATTGTCAATGCCTTCAAGTTCTTTTTCAGCTTGTTCCATTGTAAGTGTTTTAGGTGGTACTGCTAAACAGATCATTGTTTCCATCCACTGCAAGTATACACTAATACTTGTAATAGGCATAAACGGATCACTAGGATCAGCAAAGCCACGCTCTGGGTCAAAGTCTGTCTCAATATCAAAAAACGCAATATTAAGTTTAGGTGCATCTTGGTTAAGATAGTTTTCACTTAAACACTGAAAGATTGGATTGATATCACTTTCAAATAGTTTCTTGCCTTTGTTAATAGCAACTTCCTTGCGAAAGTCTTTTGTATTCTTACATACAATACGACTTAGAGGATCTCCGTATACACTCTTGTACTTGCCTTTAGCATCTTCATAGTAAAACGTATACTTTGCATTGTACTCTGTAAAGTGCCGTTTACCATCTTTGCGTTCAACACATCGAATAATATCCTGATCGCGGTCAAACATTGCATCTACATATGCCATCTATTTCCCCTCATACCAGTTTGATAAAAACTTGTAATGGTTTGGAAACAAGTCAAGTGCTAGTTCAGTTTGTCTACGTTTGCTTTCTACAAAATAATTCAAGTATTCATCTTCCTTTGGTGTGTTCTTCTCCGGATCAATATATCCGCCGCCTGCTTGTATCATACTCCACCATTGTACACTAGAAAACATACTTTGTCTAGTTAAAAACATAATAGGCTTAGGATATGGATAATAAGCATTGAATACGTTTATACAGTCATCTGGCAAATCCTTTAAAGTCTTAGAACGTATGTTATCCCAATACGGTGTACCTTTTTTATTACTAAAGAAGTAATGTCCAAATATGAAACTTAGTATTTCAATATTCATTTCATAGAACGATTGGTTAATAGCACCACGTACATCATCATTCCATTCTCCGTTTGCCATACCAATAAAGTGTGCAAAGTTACGTATAGTACTAGTAGTAAAAGTAATACCTGTTGCTTCTAATGGTTCTACAAAGCCTCCTGCTAGTCCTACTGCTAATACGTTTTTATGTGCAACTGCTTGGTGTGTTCCGCATTTCATCTCAAGATGTTTTGCTGGAGCATCATATTCGCCTACTGCTTCACGTAGTTCTGCTTCTGCTTGTTCAGGAGTAATATAGTCACTGCTATAGCAATAACCATTACCAATTCTATCATACACAGGAATAGTCCAACGCCAGCCAGCATCCATAGCCGTTGCTTTTGTATACGGGTGACATTCTTCTTCTGGGTTAGTGTATTGTGTTTGTAATGCTACTGCACGATCATTTGGTAACCAAGGTTTAAAACTTATAAACTGTTGTTCAAGTTTTTGTTCTAATAGTAAAGACTCAAAGCCTGTGCAATCCATATAAAGGTCTGCTTCGTAATTAACACCGTTTTCATCTTTAAGATAACTAATGCCGTTTACATCTGTACCAATATCAACAATGTTAGTATCAACGTATGTGATTCTGCTTATAATTTTACTTTTAATTGCATCAATAATTTTGTATGCATCAAAGTGTACAGCACCAAAGCCTTCATCGCCGGTATTAAAATTACAGTCCATATCTTTTGTAAGTTTAGGACTTTTATTATTTTTTGCTAGTTGATATGCAGGATACCAATCTAAAAATTCTTGATAAGTTTTATTAGCAAATGCTTTGTTTGCAAATAAGTCAGGAGTAGCAAGATAGTTAACAGGATCATCGTTGTCAACAAAGTATGGATCATCGTTCCATCCTTCTAGCATAACTCCGTGTTTGAATGTTGCATTACTTGCTGGCATCCAATCATGCGGTTGTAATCCACACTCATATAAGAAACTTGCTGTTGCTGGTTGTGTACCTTCGCCTACGCCTATGGGACCTTTTGATGCGTCCTCTATTAGAGCTACTTGTACTTGTTCTGGAAGGTTGTTTGTTAAAAATGCGGCTGTAAGCCATCCGCTGGTGCCGCCACCAAAGACTATAATTTTTTCTATCATGTTTTCCTCTTGTTGCTTATGGCCAACTTAACCATCTTCTTGCCAGGCAATTGCCATTGGCGTTATTATTACTTATTAGAACAACAAACCTGCAACGTAAATTACGGTTAAGCCTGCGTTCATTACTATAAGGCTTTTTTCTTTCCATAGAACACCAATAAGTATCCATAGACTGTTGCTAATAATGAATGCCCAAATGTACAAAGGGTAAACATTAAATGCGGCTAGGGTAGCGGCTGACAGTAAACATACTGTAGCCACCCAAGCTAACCATTGATAAGGTTTTACCACCATAGTGCGGCAACTCCGTATCCGTATACATTAACTACTGCAAAGTAGCCAGTTAATAACATTACCCAAGCGGCGCCTCTTCTAACTGCGGCGTAGCATTGTGTAACCGATCCTATAAAAAAGAACGGATATATAATTAACATGTTTGGGTCTCTAGCGTTTAGTGCAAGTGTTAAACTTGCCGCTACAGTGAACACAAAACTAACGAGTTCAAATCCAAAAGCAATTTTATCACTCTTAAAACTCTCTATCCAAAAATCTCGTATTCGGCCTATCATTTGTCATAACCAAGCGTAACGATCAATGTTTCTAGATCGTCATAGGCATCTTGATGATTCTCCCAATCACGTTTCTGTGCAATCTTAATTGCTTTATTAATAAGACTTGGTTTAATATCCATTTCTTCTGCAACTGCTTTTACAGTTTCTTTAAGACCTAGATTCAAATCTTCTACTTCTTGTAGTACTGTTACGCCTTCTTTTACTAGGCGCTCTAGTTTAGCCTTTTCATCGGCTCCATAGGTGCGTGTACCCATAAGGTTCTCCTGTTAAGTTTATATACTATTATACGTGATATTTAGGTGTTTGTCAAGTAAAAGATTTACTTTTTGGCATTTAATCTTGCCCACAGTTGATCTTTAATAGATACTACTGATTCGGACTTTGCATTTTTAGTTGCAGTTGCGTACATAACTGCTTCTGCGTCTTTGCCGTAACGCTTCTTAAAGTCGTCTTTGTTCTTTTTCATACCTTTGACGTACTTTTCTTTTTTATTTTCTTCACCTTTAGTAAGAGGACGTTCGTTAAGCATTGCTTCTAATGCTTCAATTCTACGCTCTAATTGAGTAATGCGATCTTCTTCTGCTTCGCCAACTAGTTTGTTTCTAGCAGGATGTGGAGATTCGTTGCCACCTGGAGTAGCACTTTTGGTAATTGCGTCTTTGCCTTTTAGTTGTCCTGCACTGCCTGTTTTTTGTTTGCCTTCTGTAAGACTAACTCCGGCTAATGCCGCAAAGTCTGACATACTATAGTCTTTGTCCATTTGTAGTGACCCTTGCGGTACATCTACACTTTCTTGTACAATGTTTTGTGGAACTTGTACACTTTCTTGCGGTTGACCTCCAAGGTCTGCCAACATCTTTGCCTTATCTGCGGCACGGTCAGTTGGTTCTATATCGAATAACTTCTGTTGGAGATCGTGAAAGTCCATTACTTACCGCCGCCTCCGCCACCTGTACTTTTTATAGGCTTTAGGCTTTTGGCTTGAATATTACTTGGTTTTATATCTGCTGGAGCAGTAGGTGGTGTTACTGATGCTTTTAGTTTTTTCTTTAACTTTTCTGCAATCTGTTGTTTGTAACTATCTGTACTTTCGGCATGCATTGCGGCCATATGCTTTTTGTACTTCTTAGTACCTTTTTTATGTGGTGATTTACCTTCGTCTACTTTAGGATCGTTACAGTTGCAATGTTCACAAGTAGGTTTACATTCACAGTCTTCTCTTTTAACATCTCCGCCACAGCACTTGTCTGAACAATGTGTATCTTTTTGTGATTCATCCATTTGCTGATCGTCACCAAACTTTTGATCATATTCCATATTATGGAACACACTACTCATATAGTCAGCGGCTTTAGTAATTTTAGCCTGTTGCCAACCTTCTAAACCTTGTTCTTCGTCTACACCTTTTAACATGTCGTGTAGTTTAATGGCATACTTAGCAATCTTATAAAGATCAGCTCTTGCCATTTGCACTTCGTGATCAGCTTCTGCTTTGTAAGCTAAATCTGCTAATCCTTCTTTAATTGCTTTACCCATAATATCTTCCTTTGTCTTGGTGCTCTTAAGTGTCCAATCTTGATCGTTAACTTTTCTAATCATGTCAGCGTCAAGTGCATCTATTGCACCTTTATGTACTACTTGTATTCTTCCATCTTTTGTAAGTTTTGAAACTTTACCTTTTGCTAGTTTGCCTGTGCGTGGTAGTTCGTATGCTATTTCATCTTTAGGTTTAACAACAACTATCTTACCTTTGCTTACACCTGTTGGAAACTGTGAATTCTTAGTAGGCTCTTTTTCGTCCTTCTTGTCCTTACCTTTTTCTAACGGCTTTTTAGCATCTACTGGATCCTTAGTTGGTACAGTATTTTTAGATTTAACTTTCTCGTCTTTATCTTTATCTTTTTTATCGTCTACTTTACCAGGTTTAGTAAAATAGTCTTTGATAGTACGCTCTAAAGAATCAGGAGCCAATGCACCACCTTTTTGTGTAGCATTATAACCTGTTGCAACTCCTCTTTGGAATGGACCTTCGTTTATATCTTTAACTCGCATATTGTATTTATCGCTTCTTGTTTAGATGCTTATCTTTTATTGCACCCTTCTCTTCTTCGCTTGCGCCATTGCGTCCTGCTTTTTGTAATTCTTCAAAACCTTTTTTGCCGTACTTCTTAATACCTGTGTAACGCTGTAAGCCACTTTCTTTTGTAGCTTTGTCTTTCTTTTTAGGTTTACGTGATTGTACTGCACCTAACGGCATTGCTACAGCCGCTACTCCACCTGCTACAGTAGTTTCTTGCATCTTTGCTTTATTAGCCGCAAGCTCTTTACGCTTCTTATCAATATGGGCTTGTGTATCTTTGTCCATTCCGTCTGGTGATTTACGAATTTCTCTTTCTAAAGAATCTAAATCTTTAGTATGACGCAGATTTTTTGCCTTGTCAGTTTCAGTTTCATTAATTAGATCTAACATTTTCATTTTTTGCCACCTTTCATATTAGCACACCAGTGATACATTTTAGCACGTTCACCTGATGCGTTTTTTGCTTTTTTACGTAAACTGGTTACGCTACCATTGCAACTAGCACCAGACTTCTTTACTCTGCCTGGTCTGCTTTTGCCTTTTTTCTTACCGTCAGCAAAGTTTTCATTAGTTTCTTTATCTTCTTTGTCTTTCTCGTACTTCTTAATAGAATCACGAGCTACTTTGATCATTGCTTTGTCGTGTTTAGCAAGTGTACGTTTTGTTTTCTCTCTTTTTTCATCAGCATATGTTTCTTTTACGTTTTCTACTACGTCATCAATCATATGCACACGAGCATATTCTTCGCCTACTAAACGCAATGCATCTAGTCTATGATGTCCGTTAACTACTCTGCCCTTACGATCAATTTGTAATGGAGCATAGTCGTCTTCTAATACACGTTCAAGTTGCTTTGCTAATTTTTCGTATGTTCTTTCTTTTTGTACACCACGTAACTTAGATATTTTAATTTTACCTAATGGGCCTTGGCCTTTCATTTGTGGAGGTGCTTCTCCGCCAGTTGGCTCTTCATCATAGTGTGTATCTTGATAACCTTGTGCATCTTGTGTTTTATAACCAATACGGTTAAGTTGCTTCATAAGATACTTCATTTCTTTTTGCCCAGCATAAGGAGCAATAACTACATCAGGCTCATCATAGTTTGCACCCTTTGGAACTGTTTTTAAGTTTGCTAAGTTTGTGCCTACTTTATAATGATCGTATGCTGTGTCTGATTTTGTAATGAATGTATTTTTAGGATTTGGTATTAAAGCGCCTTCTTCTACATCAGCGTCCATATGTTGCTTAATGTTTTTAGCAGTACGTTCAAATTTATGGTCTTTGTGTTTAAACCCTATGCCACCTGCGGCTTCCCAAGCACTAACATTAACACCGTAGTCGTCAATTAATATGTTTGGAGTACCATCTTGTTGTTTTGCATATTGTGGTTTATTATGTGTAATAATAATTTCTTTAGGTGGAAAAAACGCTAGGTTCTTTTTAATCCATTCTTTTTTGTGAGGTACACTATTTTCATCACCTGGTAACGGTGAACTACAAATACTATACGAACCTTTTACTTGTTTAATTAATTTTAACAAGCCTTTAGCATTATCTGTTAATGGTAAGTTAAGCCAAAAGTCATCTGTGTTTTTAATTTTTTCTAGTGCTTGTTCTACATCTTTAATATCACGGAAACTGTCTACGCCCATTAGTTTAGCCCAGTCACCAAAGAAGTCTGCAAGTACACCGTCCATGTCTACATATATTTCTGTAGCACTTGCAATTTCACCTAGTGCTTCTGCAAAGTCTGTTGACTCTGTTACCATGCCTAAGTTAAACAATACGTTTGTACTTTTGCCTTTTACTTTTTTGCTTAGTGTAGGCGGACGTCCGTCTTTGTCTACTGTGTTACCAAACTTAGCCGCTTGTATTTTAATTTCGTCAGGACCTACGTCAACAGTAGTGTTAACACCTTTTACAATTCTTCCGTCTTCATATAGTTGACGTAATCTCATTTTGTGCGTCCTCTAAATTGCGTTGCACCTGTCATATAAGGTTTTGAAAACCATAACTTGAACCAGTCTTTATCACCAGGTTTTAATCCTAGTTCTTTTTCTTTTTTCTTTAGGACTGCGGCAGTTTCGCTAGGATTTTCATCTATTTGGTATTCTGTGTAACCTTTAAATTCACCTACGCCTGCTAGTCGCTTAATGTCCTGTAGTTCGTCCATTATTTTATTGCACCTGATTTAAATGCATTAGGATCGCCTTTTGCAGACATTTCTCTACGTTTCTTAATTCTATCTGCAACAGTATCTTCTTCTGGTGGACGCTTCTTTACTTTTATAGTTGCACGTTTTGGACTCTTAGTAGCAAATCCTAGTATTTCGTTTGCAGGAACTTCGTCCTTAACACCCATACCTTTACGTACAGCATCATACATTTTTTGTGCTAGATCTGGTTTAGGTACACCTTGTGCAAATGCTTCTAAGTTGCCTTCAGCGGCCGCTTGACGCATTTTACTTGCGCTCATACCTTCTGCACCATCTGCATCTGGATCACGTTCGCCTGCATTAACAACAGTAATACTATCAAAGTTATATTCTTTGCCGTTGTAGTCATTAAACAGTTTATCAAAACTTGCTACACGATCTGAACCTGCTACATAGATAACATCTGTGTAACCTAGTTTTTCTAACATCTGTAACATTTGTATTGGTGTACGTACTGTAGGATGTCCTACATTAACACCGGGAAAAAACTTTTTAGCAAAGTCTAATTTTATATCAAACGGTAATGGATTGTCTTTTGGTTTTTGTGTTTGGCTTAAAAATATATAATGATCGCCTTGCTGTTTCATAACAGCCTTTACAAGTTTTTCGTGACCAATAGTTGGCGGATTCATTCTTCCAAATGCCGCTACTGCTACTTTCTTAGGTGCTTCGAATAACTCTCTTAGGAACATTTATAGATACCCTTTTTGATATTAGGCATTTCTTCTTGTTCTATTTTATTACAACATGCGTCTATGTCTTCGCTTGTAAAAACATCCTCAGGACGTTTGTTAGGTAGATACTTTTTACAGTAACTTTTTATACCTTTATCAACTAAAGGGCGCATCATAACTTTAGGATCTATTGAATCACCACGTTCTAATTTATCACTAACATCTGCCATTGCTGGGAAAAATGTTTTACGATAGAACATAGGATCGTTACGCATATAGATAGATACATCGTCTGCTACATCAAATGGTATTTTATCTTTTTGTAATTCTAGTTCAAATAGTTTCATACTACCACTTCCTGCAAGACCAATAACGTGCCTTAGTACGTGGACCTGGGTTATCACAGTTGTGTCTTGCTCTGAATGAACGTCTACGTGCAGGGTTAGATTTTTTAATCTTCATTGCTTTACCCTTAACACTTGATCCGCCATGTCCAAAGTTTACTTTTTTAACATTACCTGTCTTTGGATCTTTGACGTATACTTTAAATTTCTTAACATCACCTTGCATAGGCTTGCCAAGTTTAACTTTACGGCCTTGGTATTCTGCTTCGTCTATCGGGTCATCATCTTCATTGTACCACATAACACCGTACTGTTCATAAAATTCATCGTCGTCTTCGTATGTTTCTTCGTCTTCATCAATAGCGCCGTCTGCTGATATTTCAATATCAAAATCTTCGTAGCCTTGTTCAAAAACAAAGTTTGCTAATTTGTTTGCAAATTCGTCTGCTTGCTCTTCGCTTAATGCTGTAGGTAATGGCATTTCAAATATACTAGCACCTTGCTCTGATTCATAAATTGCACTTCCTGGAAATACTGACTCATTTAAACTTTCGTTTAAATTATCTTGTTTCTCCATCACTACTCTAATAAAATGTTCCATTGTTCCGCCTTAATGATTTAATTGCACACTGTTAACAGTGCCGTCTGTCCAATTACTAATATTCGCTCTAACCCATACATAGTTTCCTGTAAAGTTAGTAAGGTTACTTTTAGTTGTACCTTGGTTATTTACTACTGGGTATGCTTGTGTATACACAGTGAACCAATCAGCGTCTGTAGGGTCAACAGCAAGTGTTGCTTGGACATTTATAGTACCAATAAAACCTGTTAAGTTATATTGTACCGTATGAAAACCGTCACTACGTCCATAGTAACCGTCACCTTTGTACTTACTGCCAGTGACAGTTTGAACTGTGCTATCACCGTCGTGTGTATTATTTGATAATATTGTTATACTGTTTGCCATATAACTATTTATCAATATCGGACTTGACTACTAATTTATCCACACGCCTAACATTAGATAGCATTAAACTGCATAATTGCAATGTTTTTTCGTCTCTAGCATAAAAATACATATCGTTTACATACCCATTGTAGGTTAATTGTTCTAATAGTACAGGACCTACTTTAACTTGTCTAGTATTATTTTTAGCCCAATTAGCAAAGCCGGAAGTGTCGCCTACGTTAACTCCAAACGTTACTTTATATTCGTATCCGTTGCTACTGTCAACAATAATAGTATTTGAATCAAGTGTTGGAATATGACTTGGATTTGGTTCCCAAAGTTCTAATAGGTTGTCTTTATTAATAGCACTTTTTAAAGTGTGTATCCATTCGTGGTTATTAGAGTATACACTAATATTAATGTTTTGAATTCGTAAAGTATAGTCGTCTCTTGCTCTAACTAAGAACTTATATAGTTTACGAGCATCTAAGAAACTTAATTCACTTACAGAAAGTACACGAGCAAAGCTCTTTAAAACTAAAGGCTGACCTGACTCGTATTGTTGTTGGAGTGTATCAAGAACCTCTCTAGCATGAGAAAGGTTCTTGTCTCTGAATATACTACCTATACTATTGTTAATAGCAAGTTTGTAAAGATACTTGCCCCAAAATAACTTAGTTGTCTCTAATTTCTTCAACGACTTGACCTTCAGACTCTAGAACAAATGCGCCGTCCTTAAAGTCAACAGTTACCTTGCCGCCATCTTTTAAACTACCAAATAATAGTTCTCTTGACAGTGGACGTTTGATCTCTTTATCGATAACTCGTTGTAAAGGTCTTGCACCCATCTTACTATCAAAGCCTTTTTCAACTAATTGATCTAATGCTTCATCAGTAATAATAATATCTACTTGCTTATCCTTAACCATATTTTTAAGTTCAACAAGGAACTTGCCAACAATCTTCATCATTATCTCTTTGCCTAATTTAGCAAATGTAATTGTTGCATCAAGTCTGTTTCTAAATTCTGGTGCAAAGAATTTTTTAAGTTCTTTATCTTCGTATCCTGCGCCATCAAAGTCTTCGTCAAATCCAATAGTATTTTTCTCTGCTTCTTTAGCACCTAAGTTAGTAGTAAGAATTAGAATACAATTACGTGCATCTGCTTCTCTACCATTAGAGCCTGTAACTTTACCATTGTCCATAACTTGTAATAAAATCTGTGATACGTCTGGATGTGCTTTTTCAATCTCATCTAGTAGTAATACACAATTAGGATTCTCTTGAATTTTCTCAATAAGTAACCCACCTTTTTCTTCGTGTCCTACATATCCTGGAGGTGAACCTAACAGTTTAGCAACAGCATGTTTCTCTTGATACTCTGACATATCAAAACGTACTAGTCCTACACCAAGTGCCGATGCAAGTTGTTTTGCTGTTTCTGTTTTACCTGTACCTGTTGGACCCATAAACACAAACGAACCTACTGGCTTGTCTTCCGGTTTAAGTCCTGCTTGTGCAACTAAAATTTTATCAACAATACTTTCAATTGCTTCGTCTTGTCCGTATACTTGACTCTTAAGATTCTTTTCTAAGTTAGCAAGATTTTCTGTTTCACGTTCTGCTACTTGCTCTTCAGGCAAGTTTAACATTTTACTAAGTTCAAATTGTACACTACTTTCATCAACAATTTGTTGCTCAGGTGGTATTTCTTTTAGTTTAAATCTTGCACATGCAACATCTAACAAGTCAATTGCTTTATCAGGTAGTTTCTTGTCTGCTTGATATTTCACACTTAGTTTTACAGCCGCTTCAATAGCATCATCAGTAATTACAGTTTTGTGAAAATCTTCGTAGTACTTTTTAATACCATGTAAGATATCTTTTGTTACTTCTGAAGTTGGCTCATCAACTGTTACACGTTGGAATCGACGCATCAATGCACGATCCTTTTCAAAGTACTTGCGGTATTCATCCCAAGTAGTTGACGCAACAACTTTAATGTTACCTTTACTTAGTGCTGGCTTTAGCATATTAGCAAGGTCATTTGCACTGTTGCCGCCACCTGCGCCTGCACCACTTATCATGTGTGCTTCGTCAATAAACATAATTGTTTTGCCTTTGCCTTTTAAACCTGCTAGTACAAGTTTAAAACGTTCTTCAAAGTCACCTCTATATTTTGAACCTGCTAGTAGCGATCCAATATCAAGGTTATAAACATTGTATTCTTTTAAAAACTCTGGAACTTGATCGTTAACAATTTTCCATGCTAGACCTTCTGCAATAGCAGTTTTACCAACACCTGGATCACCAACTAGTAGTACGTTGTTCTTTTGTCTACGTCCTAATGAAAGAGCAATGCTTTCAATTTCTTCAGCTCTGCCAATTACAGGATCAATTTTGTTTTGCTTAACTTCATCATTTAAGTTTGTTGTAAATGCTCGAAGTGCTTTTTGTCCTTGACCTGTTTCTGCTATGTCATCTTCTGTAGTTGTTATTTCTGTACTTACATATTCAGCAAATGCTTCTTTAGTAATACCTGCTTCTTCTAAGTAGTAAACTGCCATTGATTTCTTTTCTGCAAGTGTACTAACAAGTACATCAGTAAGATCAATTTCAGGACGGCCTTGAAACAACACTTGTGTAAATGCTCTGTTAAGAACACGTTCTACTGTTTGTGTTTTCTTTGGCTTGTATTTTGTTTCTTCTATTTTAATATCATCTAACTTAGTAGTAAGGTAATGTTCTAAATTCTTTTTAAGATAGTCTACGTCTGAGCCAAAGCCCTTCACTACGTTATAAAAATTCTCCTCACAGAGCATTGCAAACACTAGGTGTTCTAGTGTTACATACTCGTGTTGTAACTTCTTAGCATCTTTAATGCTTTTCTCAAAAACCAACTGTAATGAATTACTCGGTTCAACCATGCTGTATTTTCCTCTTTTTAAGTTCTTTTAAACGTTTCTTTTTTGCTCGATCTAATTTTAGTCTACTAATGCGATCAGTAAATTCAATACCTTGTAAGTGATCGAACTCATGTAAAAAACATCTAGCATCTATGTCGTATAATTCTATTATACGTTCTTTTGCATCAATGTCAAGAAACTTGGCAACCAAACCTCTTGGTCTTTTTATAGTAAGAAATAAGTCTGGATGACTTAAACAGCCTTCTGGTAAGTCTTCATAGTTTACCGTTGCACTTTCAACAGTAGGGTTTATAATAACCAATGGACTATTATCTTCTAATAGGTGTGGTTTCATTACAAATATTTTAGCATCTAATCCTACTTGATTTGCGCTAAGTCCAATACCGCCTTCTTCTTTCATAAGGTCAATCATTTTTTCACTAATTGCTTTTGCATCTAGTTTTTCAAAGTCAAAGTCTACTACGACTTTTTGTAACCATGGGTCAGGTGATTTAATTAAGTGCATCTTTTATCCTCTCCAACTCTTGTACAATACCTTCATTCTCAATATTTGGTATTGCAGGGTTTAGTTTAACAATTATATTACCTCTGTGTCCGTCTTTAACATTAGGTATACCGTAATTAGGAATTGCAAATTTAGCAGTCGGTTGTGTGCCTTTAGGTATCTTTACTGATAAGTCTTTACCATCTAAAGTTTTAAACTTAGCTTCTCCGCCCAATAATAAATCAAATACTGAGCATAGTAAAGTTATTACTAAGTTATTACCTTCAC